TTCTCGCACAAAAGCTCTTTCTACGAGGGTTCCCAACTTTCTTTGAAGGTCTCTTAAGATCGCTTCCTGGGTTTTCTCGCTCATACGACTTCCTACCTTTCTCATTCAGTCCTCCCTCTGGATTCTTACCCGACTTTTTTTGCCAGTCTTCCGTATGTAGGAGGGGTTCTCCTGGTTCGTAATCAGAAATGTCATAATTCCTTACCTTTCCACCAGGATATACTTTTTCAATTTGTGCTTGTACTTCTGCTCTGCTTGGTTTGACAACAGATGGGAAGAACATTTGAATAATATACATCTTACCTCTAAAGGTGAGGAAGACTCTTATAATTTGACCAGTTTTTCTTGGAACAGTAGTTGCTTCTGCAACTTCTTCTGGACAAGAGTCCATTCCGTGGATGGGGCAGTCTTTACCTTTCTTGGTATGTAAGCAACCTTTCTTCTCATCAATCTGTTCGCCATCATGAATAACTTCATCACCTGCTTTCACGCAGCGATTGTAAGTTTTACCAAACAGTTTTTGAGTTCCTGCTTTCTTGTAACCCTTCCAGCATTTTTTGCCAGCTTCCCCAAGTAACTTAGATCCAAGACCTTCAGTTGGTTGAAGTGCATCAGGTGTTATGAGATCAGTAAACTCATATTCTGTTGGTTTGTATTCAGATCTCCAATTTGAGAACTCTTCTTTCTTTGTCTTATTACCCCAGTTTTTAGCACCTACCTTACGGCACTTAACCAGTGCTCCAGATGCATATGCAGAAGGCCATACAGAGTAGCGAGACTTGACCTTATGATAGCAAGCGTCTTTTTCGCCTTTACCTT